GCCGGGAACAGTTCGCGCATCGAACCTTGTGACGGGTCTTGCGCTTGATCTCCGGCTTCGACCGAATCTCCGCGTACGGGTCCGGCGGGATCGTCATGTCGCCTTCTGTACCCGGTAGTTCTGGGCGAAGATGACCCGGTCGGCGGAGTCGCGTTCGAGCGGGAACGGTGACTGTATCGCGGACACCCGGTGGTAGCGGGTCGAGGTCAGCGTCTCATTCAGGACCGCTTCGAGCGCGGTCCACACCGACAGGGCGAGCGTGTTTGCTGACGAGTAGCCGGAGGCTCGCACGTTGACCTGTATCCGCGGCTGTTCGACCGGCGGATGCGAATCGCCACCCATCACCGACACCGGCGTCTCGCCGCCGTACTCGTACAGGGCGACACAGGTGTCCGGGTCGTCGGGGAGACGACCGAGAAACAGGTTCGTACCGAGTGTCAGCGAGCCGACCTGCGCGGCGAGATAGGTTCCGATGTCGTCGAGGGTTGCCATCAGCCTTCTCCTCTCGCGCGTACGACATTGAAGTGATGACGGATGCGGGCGACGAGTTTCGTCGGATACTGGGAGGTCTCCTCTAAGAACGGGAACTCCAGATACTTCGGTGAGCCTCCCGGTGTGCCGGGCGCGGTTGGACCTGAACCGCCGCGCGCCCGGGATGGGTGCGACAGTTCGAGTTTCTCGTGCTGGTACAAGGCGTACGGGGTGCCGTACCTGATCTCGATCTCCGGGCTCGTCGTCGTCAGTCCGCGCCGCTGATAGTTCATCGAGGCTTTCAGGTTGCCGGTGTCGATCGGGACGAGGTCCTGCGAGGCGTTGCCGATCGCCATAGCCGCATCGTTCAGGGCTCGTCCGACCGCGACGGTCATCTCCCGCGAGTTCGCCTCGATCGCCTCGGACAGTTCGCGGAGCCCGAGGACGTTCACCTCGACACCGCCACGCCTAGCCATTAGCCGCGCCCCGAACCGACTGACACGACGACGAACTGCTTACCCTGCTCGTCCCAGCGTTCGTCGATCTCGACGATCGGACGGATCGACCCGTCCGGGAACTCGATCTCGTCATCCATGCCGAGCGACAACGTCGACGACGGGATGTACGCCTTGAAGTCGATGATCTGCTCGTCGCGTTCGAGGTCCGAGTTCGACCGTGTCACCTTCTCGATGAAGGCGGCATACTCGGTCGCCGCTCCGGAGTATTGCGGCTCGCCGTAGTTATTCAGCGATGACTTGACCTTGATGTTCACCGCTCGACTAGCGAGCGGTTTCAGCGCCGTCAGGAACGCCGTCGACGCGGGCATGGTCAGTCAGCCCCGGGACCGAAGTACTGGACGCCGCGGATCGTCTGCGACCGTCCGCCGTCGCGGACGTTCTCGAACTGGCCGGACGAGAACCAACTGCGGAACAGGTCCGAGTTCTCCTCGTCGACCTCCTTGTCCGAGATCGTGATTCCCCCGGCGTACGGGATCGGGACACCGCCCTCGCGTCCGGACAGTTCCTTCAGCGACGCGGCCTGCTCGCGGTACGCCTTCGCTCGCTGACTCATCGAGACCGACAGGTCGCCGATCTGCTTGTCGGCCTCACGCGCCAACTTCGACGCGATCGTGAGACAGCATCGGTAGGCGGCGTCGTACAGCGCGGTCGTGCCGGTCGAGGTGCCGGACGACTCGGTGTTCACCCACGCGATCTCCTCGTCGGTCAACAGTTGATCCGTCGTGTCGGTGTCACCGATCAGGAACCGGATCGCGTCACGAGCGTTCGCGGCAGGGTCGCCGCCGTAGGTCCAAGTCACGAGATGCTCCCGTCATACGACACAACCTCGGAGCCGGACAGTCCGACTCCGCCGACCGTGTTCTCCCATCTGTTCGTCCCCGACTGCCATGTCAGCGTGTCGCCGTCCTGAAGGTTCGACAGGTAGACGTCCTCGGTCTCGGTCAGTTTCGCGCCCCATGTCGGACGGACGACCAGCGTCCCGTTGTTCTTCGAGTTGAGTGCGAGCGCGACCGTCACGATGTTGTTCGGCGCGGCAGGTGCGGTAGCGGTCAATGCTCCGGCGCTCGACGCCGAGGCGAACAGGATGTCCCCGGCGGTGTAGCCGCTCGTGTTGACCGTCATCAGTTTCCCGAAGTGAAGGACATGGAAGAAGTCGCCGCTAGTCGCATCCTTCGCGGCGAGCCCGAGGACGCGCTTCGAGTCATAGGTGCCGTCTGCGAGGAACGGGCGGACGAGGATGTGACCGGACGCGCCCTCGGTGCCGTGCGCGTACACAACCTGTCCTCGGGTGATCGTCGCATCGGCCTTCACGTAGTAGTAGACCTCCTGCCCAATGTGCGCCTCGACCGGGACGTTCGTCCCGTTCGACAGGTACAGGTGAACGGTCTCGTAGGTGTCGTCCCACGCCATCTGGCCGACCGCCTCGATCGGTTCATTATTGGCGACGTCCATTCTGATCTTGCGAGTCTCGACCTCGCCGATCAGTCCGATGTCCTTAGTCAGTCGGTTGCCTTGTGCCATGTCTGTCTCCGTGAATGACGAAGGTCGGGACCGGGACCGTGGTGGACCCGATCCCGACCTCAGCCGGTAGTTCAGTTGTTAGGTCAGGCGACCGCGTTGCTGAAGAAGTAGCCGAGCGGCGAACCGACGACCTTGAAGTCCCACGCGGACTCGATCTCCAAACGATCCGAACGGAGGTGATCCATCCGGAAGCGGCTGACAGCGGTGCTCGTGCCGAGCCCGCCACCAACGCCGGTCCAGACGAAGTTGTATCCGGCGGACGCGGTCATCAGGCCAGCGTCAGGGGCGACGTAGCACAGGAGGGCGTCCTTGTCGCCGATCTGAGTGTACGACGCGGTCGCACCCTCGGCGGCGGAGTTGTAGACGCCCTTCATCACGAGGACGCGGTCGACTTCGAGGATGCGGGCCATGAGGTCCGGACCGATCGAGTCGGCGCTCGTGTACTTGAATCGGTCGACGAAGTCGGCGTGATTCTTCAAGATGCTGTAGACGTTGTACGACAGCACGAGGGTGTTCGCGAGGTAGCCGGTGTCCGAAAGGATCGTGTTCTTTCCGGTCTCGATATTGCCGATCGGGTCCGAACCCGAGGCGCTCCACAGAGTGCCGGGGGTGGAGTCGGTGTCCCACACGCCGGTCGTGAAGAAGTTGCTCGCCCAGTCGCGCTCCTGACGGATCATCATCTGATGGGTCAGGAACCGGGTGGCGTCCATGTCGGGGTCGAGCGGGGCGTCGCTGTTCGCGCGCACCTGATCGCCGATGTCCTTGTGGAGCGCCCACACCTCTGACGAGTAGGTCGCGGTGGAGAGCCCGTAGCCGGAACCGGCGGACTCGGTGCCATCGGCACGGTACTGGGCCTGATCCCGATAGAAATCGGCCTGAGTGTAGGTGAAGTATTTGTCCGACTGCTTCTGGACGTTGACCGTCGGGAACACGCGGTTCGCGATGAACGAGTCGGCCTCGTTCATGTACGCGACGCTCATGTTCGTCAGGATCGCGTCAACATGGACTGCGGACTGAGTGGGCTGGGGCATTGTTCTTGTCCTTCGCTAGTTGACGGATCAGGCGGCGCGACCGGCGGTCGCGTTGAGGAACATCTCGACGACGTCGCCAGCGGCGGCGGCGTTCAGGGCGACGCCCATCGTGTAGACGGTGGTGTCGGTACCGGCGGCGATGGCGTCAGCCTGTCCGTCGGCGGAGGTCCCGATGATGTTGCCAGCGGCGAGCGTGCCGTCAGCCTTCACCTTCGAGATTCCGAACAGCGCGACCTCGGCGACGCCACCCGATGAAGGAGCGTTCTGGAGGATGCCGATCGGAAGATCGGTGATCGCGGCGCACACCGTCACGGTGTTATTGCCCGACATCTTGACGAAGTGGTATTGCTTGGCCGACAGGTCCGCTGAGGCGGTGAACTGTCCGACTTTGATCTGTGCGGCTTCGTACGCCATGACTCAGAGTCCCTTCTCGGTGAGGTAGGTGTTGTAGAGGTCCTTGTCGCGGGTTGCGACGAGGCTGACGGCCTTCGCGAACGACGGAGCCTCACCCGAGGCGACGAGGTCATTCGCGAGCGACTCGATCTTGCCCCACGCATCGTGGGTCTCGTCGGCGGCGTCGGTGCCGACTTCCTTCAGCACACCGGCCTCGGCGAGCGCACGGGCGGAAGCCTTCAGGATCGACTCGATCTTCTCGGCGGTCTCGGGGGCGTTCTTGCGGAGGTCGACGAGCAGAGCGCCGAACTCGTGGACGTCGATCTCGGGGAGGATCGCGAACTCGCCAGCGGTCTCGACCGCCTTTGCGAGATCAGCCTCGGCCTCGATGCGCTCCTTCTCGGCACGCATCCCGGCCAACTCCTTACGGAGATCGGTCAGTTCCTTGCGGAGTTCCTCGTCAGGACCGGCGACGGAGGCGGCGACCGGGGTCGGCTCCTCGGCGACGGCCTCCTCGACGACGGTCTCCTCGGTCACATCGAGTTCCATCTTCGGGTTGTCTCCTTCATCGGTGTCGGCGGCGCTGTCAGCGGCGCTCTTGATGACCAGCCATCCCTCGTGGAGATGCGCCGGATGATCGACACCGGAGGTCTCCCGGATGTCCAACTCGGCGAGTTTCGTGCTGACAGCCATCAGGCTGACACTCTACGGAATGTCCGAAGTCCCGCGTTGTAGGTCAACGCTTCGGGGTGGCGTACTTTCGGAGACGCTCGACGACGCGCAGGAGTTCACGTTCCTCGTCAGGTCCGCGAGCGACGACGCGCTGGAGATACGAGACCGCGATCGCCGCGTCCCGCTTGGTCAATACTGATCCTGCCATCGTCGACTCCTAACTCGAACAGTTCGGTGACATCCCGCACCATCCCTTTCGGAACGTGAAGAACGCTGTCCACTTGTCGATCCTGTGAGATGGACTGGGCGATCGAAACGTGCCCGGGTTTCTTGCCCGACTTCCTGTCGAGCGCGATCCCGATGGTGACGATCTCGTATGGGTCGACGTCGTGGGGACCGGTGAGGCTAGTCCATCCGGAGACGTCGGCGTGCGCGTCGTGCCATCTGACAGCGATGACTTTCATCACTCGTCCGAGTCGGTGAGGAATCCGAGCCGTCGGGCGAGTTCTTCGAGCGCGTCGGTGTCCGGGATGCGCTCGGTGATGAGCCGGTCGAGGTGACCGTTCGCGGCTCCGGCGATCTCCCAGCCGAGGACCGCGGCGACGTCCGGGTCGATCGTGAAACAGATCACCTCATCGTGGTCGTCGGCTGACATGAACCTCAGGTAGCAGGACTGTCCGACGCCCTCCTCGGTGACGACAGTCATCATGTCGACCGCGTAGGCCGCTATCGGGATCGCGTCCTGAAGGTCGACCCAGCGCGCCCGGTCATCCATCCGCCGGAGAGTAGTCGACGCCTCTCCAGCGGGCTCGTCCCTCACGGATCGGGACGAGTTCGAGATGGAAGTCGCCGTCGCCGGGCTGGTAGTCGACGACCGCGATGCCTTGTTGCCAGTCCTCGTGGCGGACGATCGGACGTCCGTCGAGGTCGGTTCCGCCTTTCACCGAGGGGACCGCACCGTCGATCCGGGCGAGACAGCCCGGGGACGCGGCGAGGATCGTTCGAGGTCCGTCGTGATCCTCTCGGGTCATCTCGGCCCACTCGCGTCGGTGAATGTGGCCGTAGAGGACGCTGACCTTCTCCCGGGCGAGATATTTCGATGCTGTCGATCCGGACGAGTTGACCTTGTCGCCGTGGATAACTCTCAGCCGATCGTTCACCCAGAACATCGCCGCCGGGTAGCCGGGCAGGTATTCGATCAGATACTCGTCGAACCGGCACAGGTGCGGCACGCTGAGGACGGGCCACGACTCCGGGGTGTTTCCTCGACGCAGACCGAAAGCGGCGGTGGCGTTCTGCGCGATCGAACGTGGGAGACGTTCCTCGTGATTCCCGGCGATCCAGACGATCCGGCAGTCGGGTCCGACCGCGTCCCGGAGACGGGCGGCGAACACGGTCGCCCAGTCGATCGTCGCCTGAGTCGTCCGCGCATACGGAGCGGTCGTTAGATACTTTCCGAACTCCGGCAGGTCGAGGTTGTCGCCCACGAGGACGACGACATCGGGTCGGGCGTCTCGGGTGATCGCGAGCGCCGTGTCGATCGCCGTCTCATCGTGGGTCGCTTCGAGGGTGTCATCGGCGAGCCGGAAGTATCCGGCCTGAATGTCGGGGAGGACGACAGCGGTCGACCAGTCGGATTTCTTCTCGGCGAGCGGCTTCCGGGTCGGGAGTTTCACCGCTGGACCGGGCTGAATGACCGGCCACTCGGGTCCCGTCTCCCATTTCGGGGAGAGTTGGACCGCCGTCAGGTCGTGGACCTCGGCCTCGCCCTCGTCGTTCTTCGTGAGCGACTGGTACAGCGAGACACGCTTGACCTGTCCGATCTCGTCGAGGTCGATTCCGTTCCGTTCAAGTAGGTCGGCGATCTTGCCGAGCGCCTCGCGTCTGACACCGGGGGACTTCGTCGCCTCGTCGACGATCCGGTCGGCGAGACTCATCCGTCGACCTCGACCGGTTTCGGGAGGCACGCGATCGAGCAGACGAGTCCGCCGTCAGGTGTGCCGACCAGCATCCCGCGGCGAATCGTTCGCCCACAGTCGCAGGTGAACCGTGCCCCGGAGGAGCCGACGAACAGGACGCGCGGCGGACCGGACGGACGACTTACCTTCCGCATCCGCATCTCCCGTAGACATGCGACTGGACCACGTAGTCGGACATCTGGTAGCCCTCGGCGTGGAGTGCGCGCATGATCGCGACAGCGGTGATGCCGTGCCGCGCCTGCGGATTCACTCCCGCCCGGTGGCGTTCCCGGACTGCGTCGATCGCGGACTGAAGTGCGGTGCTGTCCTCGGTGGTCATCGTGTCGAGTAGTCGACTGATGAGACATCCGCGCTTCGGTGCGGTCATCTCGCTCGCCAGTCTGTCGGCTAGTGCCATCGTTACCCTCCCCGTTGTCGGTCCGGCATCGGCACAGTAGCAGTCTCGGCTCCGACCAGCACCGACCTCCGAGCGCTACCGGAGAAATATCCGCGTATGGGTTGACAACTGCGTATCGCCCCGGTAAGGTCTTACTCGTGGGAGAAACACCGACCAGAGAGGAGACCCATATGAACAGCGTTCTGTACGACGGTCCGAGGACCTACGAGGTGAGCGAACTCGCCGCCCGTTACGACGACGGCTGGTGGATCGTTACCGGAATCGTGAAAGGCCCGTCGCGTTTACTGCCCAACGGAAAGCCCATGTCGCCGAACGGGATCGTGGTCCACGCGGAGTGTAAAGGCGAGGACACCTACGCCGACGAGCCCGGAGTCGAGCGTGCGACCAGACTCCTCGTCGAGAGGTTCCGACTGCTCTACGAGGACGAGTCCGAGTGGAGGCTCTCACCACCGGCGCACGACGGCGGGTTAGCGACTAGGAGGAACTGACATGAGCGAGAAGCGATTCACCATTGAGAAGCAGGACCACGAGTACCCCTGCGAGCACGAGATGTGCGAGACGCTCCACCAGCGATTCATCAGGCACGGTGTCCACCTCGCGACCCGCGTCGAGTGGATCATCCTCGACAACTCGACCGGGTTCCGGGCTTTCCGCGGCGAGACCTACGACACGAAACGCGAGGCGCAGGAGGCGCTCGCCTCCGAACTCGCGTGGCTCGATCGCGCGGAGGTGGCATCGTGAGCGGCGAGCGTCTCCCCGAGTGGCGGTACGTCGTCCGTCGGACGGTCGTCTCCGCGATCCTCGTCGCCCTGATCGGGCTGGCCGCTGTCGCGATCCTCAACTGGCTCGGAGTCAACGCCTGCGCGGAGGACTTCGGTTGTCTCCCGGAGACCCGCTGATGGCGTGGCACGGCTGTTTCCATTGTGCGATCCGGGGAGTGAACGACGAGGGTCGGCTCTGCTACCTGTGCGCTGAGGAGTGGGGCGCGAAGTCGGTCGAGACAGTGAACTCACGGAAGGGCTACCACTATCGGGTCGACATGCGCGGACCGTGGCGCAAGTTCGAGAACGCGCCCGAGGAGTCGCCCGACTGGGAGGGCTTCCAAGACAGACCCGGTGGGCCACCGGTATGGCCGACGGTCGGACGAATCTACGTCGGGGACACCCACCCGAGAAAGGGGAAGGAACGCGATGAGTGACTGGAGGAAGCGTGCCGCCTGCCTCGGTCAACCGACCGAACGGTTCTTCCCAGAGGACACGAATCAGTATCGGCACATCGTCCGACTATGCGACAACTGTGCTGTGAAGGCAGAGTGTCTCGACGAGGCGTTACAGGTCCCGGTGTCCGCTGACCGGTACGGAGTGTTCGGCGGACTCACCCCGCCCCAGCGTCGCCGGTTCCGCGAGGAACGCGACAGGTCCACACCCACACCGCCCGACATCCCGTTCGAGCCGACACGACTGGAATGGGATGCCGGTGCCGGAATGTACCGAGAGGTGACATCGTGAACGATCCGACGCTGTTCGACCA